TTAGCTAATTTTTCGCTTATCTGTTCTTACTCTCTCCCATTCAATTCTGCCTTCTTCACGCCGCTGGTCTATATACTCAGCAAGATCCTGAATGTTGATGCAGCGCTTTGCTTTCTGCGATGTTCCTACACGATAAGTTGGGATAGGTAACTGACAGGCATTTGCTTTCGCTTCTGCTGTGTTAGGGCTCATACCGAAATACTTTTGGCATACCGCTGACAGCTCGATGTTAGGCGTGTTGAACTCAGCCATAAGTAAAAACAAAGTATTCATAGACGTTCTCCATACAACCTGGCTGCACCCAGGGGAAATTACAGGTCGCTGCTGGTGGCCGGAATCAACTTCTGCCAGATCGCGGACACGTATTTTGCTTGATGTCGCGCATCGGCCAGTGCGTTATGTGCAACCCCATCGAATGGCATATCTCGCTTTTGATCGAAACCCACCACTCTGCCTAATGTGACGATGGTTCTGACGTCGTGATCGTTCCAAAATTGCCACGGGCAAACCTGGCCGGCGCGCTCATATGCGCCGCGCAATATAACGTTGTCGAAAGTAGCTCCATTGCCCCAAACTTTTAAATATTTGGGGTTATCAGAATGCCGATTAATGAAATGGCTCAGTTCAGATAGGGCAGACGATATCGGCATCGCATCATCAACACAGATTGCTGATCGTGCTTCTGAGCTTTGTCTTAACCACCACAGAATAGTGTCACCATCCGGCACCGCTCCCTGCTCCATAGCACTTTCAAGGTTAACGGTGGTGTAAAACTCCTGACCCAGTTCACCGCTTTGCGGATCGAAGAACACGGCACCAATGGAGACGATAGGGGCATTCGGCTTTTTGCCCATAGTTTCAAGGTCGATCATTAAGTTGTTCACGTTAAATATTCTCCTGTTTGGCTATTCAGTAATCTTGCCGCGACGCATCGCACGTAGGTTTTTCAGGTTTGTTTCCTGCTCTATTTCGGCACATATTTTGCGATACTCATCATGTTCCACTCGTTCAAAATCTTCGTTAAAGCGTTTGATGCTAATCGTTCTCAGCCCGCCATCATTGCGTTTGATTCGGACCGAGTGATCGCTACAGCTATGGATAATTACGGGCCAGTTGCTACTGTCCGTGTAGATTTGACCGCGCCGAATCAGGCTAAACATTCTTATTTTTTCTCCTGCTCTGACTGTTCTTTGATATGCAATCGAGGTTCCCCGTCTTTCGGCTCAGGCCATTGGCGAACCTTATTTATAGCCAGCTTTTTTATCATTGCCTGGGTAATCTGCTCATCACTGATACCGGCACGACGTTGCGCATCCCATAACAGGAATTGGATGTCAGCCCATTCGCTGAGGTCGCCAGGTTCAGCAGCAGCCTCGAGCGCTTCTTTGGAAAGGTGCTTCAGCGGACCAACGGGACCGACATCACCGAATGTTTCATCTGACCATGCTGCATGTTCACGGCGTACTTGGTCGCGTTCCGGCGCTGGTGCGTCGTCCCATTCCCTAATAACTGCCGCAAGTTTCTCAGCGTCAGATGCAGAAATATCGCCATCAATAAACATGACTGGCTGCACTACTGTTGCTGGCGGTGCGGTGTAGAGTGGGACTGTTTTGTATTCAGGCACACCCGGTTTTCGCTCTTGATTCCACTCATCGACCCAGCCGTCTACAACATTTTTGCAGGTTGATATGGTGTCGGTGTCTAGGTTGACTCCCTGCATTGCATACAGAACGGGCTCAGCACCAAACGCAGCAATAGCCCCATCAATCACCTTCACAGCATCAGCCATTGCGTAGCCGAGATTACCGCCGTCGCTTTGTGCTGCTGATTTGCTGAGTATTTCGCGTATCTGGTGCAGGCGATCGAGTGATACAGGTCCGTGCGCCGGGTGGTTAGTTGTCATGGTGTGCTCCAGTTATCTTCAATCGCCACGCCAAGTCGGTGTAGCCAGTCGGCCAGCTTCAGCATCGCTTCTCGTTCGCTTAATCTTTCTGGAAAGTTGGCAAGCTCGACCATCGGTTTAAACCGACCAAACTCATCGTTCTCAACAACAAGTTTTTGCTCAAGCGTGGTCTGCTTAACTTTGCTGTGATGCCGTAGCAGGTAAACAGATTTTGATTTTTTGGTTTCTGGGTCGTATTCGTAGGCAGTGAGTATCATCTGGCTACCGCCGCGATTCGTTCCTTGCCACATATCTCACTCCCCCTTCACGCCAATGCCAGCGACTATCGGCATAAACGACAGGTCGGCAAAAAATTCACCGAAACCAAAACTGATGGAATACACCATTCTGCCGTGCGGTTTTATGCTTGGGCTTGTGACGTCGGTCATTGCAAAAGTTGAGGTAAACTCATTCACTACAACCTGCGGCGCTGACGGATTATCGGCCCATGGAACACAAATCAGGTCAAAGTCTCTCGCCATTGTTCCGTGTATTGCCATTGCATAGCCGTGTTTTCTGGCTATCTCTGCCAGTTCTGGGTAAAGCGAACAATAAACCGGTGCCAAATTTGCTGGTTTCATCTCACTCCCCCTTCACGCCAATGCCAGCGGCGGCACGTTCGGCCTCACTTTGTTCCCAAAACCACTTGTGAAGCGCCATAAGCTCTTCGTCAATCGGTGCATATTTGCGGTCAAAGTAGGCCTGAGCATCTTTCTCAGATTCGTCAGGCAATTCGCCAGGTCCAAACAGCGTGTTATAAATCCATGCCAGCCCATTCTTAGCGTCGCCAGTTGCCTGCCATTCGATAATTGCAGCCTGCATGACCAGAATGTTTTTCCCAATTAACAGGTCCAGTTCTTTGTTCCGGTTGCGGATGTATGCATTCTCACTTTGTAATTCAGCGTTTCGCTTCTCTGCGGTTTCCAACTCATCCAGCAGCGCCAGCACGGTGGGCGGGTTAGCTGCAGCGATGAATGCTGAGTCAACTTTAAGACAGTGTTGAGCAACCGCTTTTGCACCAACTCTTACTTCATATCCTCTCGCGCCTTTGTGTGGCTTATACGATTCCCACTTACCCCATGAAGCTATGTTTGCGGCATTAGCCGCTTCACGCAGCGCCTGTTTGTTGAGTGCTGTCATTGGGCTGCTAGTCATTCCAGGCCTCCATCTCGTTCTGAATTTCCTCGTCGATCTCATCATTGGTGGCGTCTTCGTTCAGGTAGTCCAGCGCCTCTTTGAGATACTTTTCTGAACGACCTCGATACCAGGCTGCAAAGTCTGGAGACCAGCCACTGTCATCTCCAACTTCGGTAAAGTAATCAAGCATCGCATTGTTGTAAGCCAGGTTGTCCACCATGCTGTCAGCGGTAGTCAGTGCCGCCTCACGGATGTAACCTCGAAGGTCGCGCTTGCGCCAATACGGGCTATGTTTCGAATCGCAGCGGCCTTTAAATTCGACGGTCCAGCGACGGATGCAACGTGCATTCAGTGATTTACTCATTGTGCAGCTCCCTGTCTGGCTCTATTCAACAGCTGGTTAAACATCATGGTTAAGCTGTTACTGCACCCAAACGGCATATCGTTAACACGGTATGTTGGAATGCCCTTGCGAACACCAGACTTCACGATCCGGCCGGTGCCATAGAGTTGCGATAATGCGCCAGCGATCGAAGCTGTCTTTTTGTTTAAACCCTTAGCTATTTCAGCGCTGGTGGCGTTGGGGTGAGCCTGGAGATATTCAAATACGGTCATGGCGTTTTACCTTTACGTTCCTGTTCCAGTTGCACCAGAGACTCTTTTAATGCTGCGAACGTAGCGTCCAGTCTGGTGGCGACTTCGCGCATAAGCGGTGCATGCTTTGGTGGCAGTTCAGCAACGGAGGCAAAAGCCTCCGCTACGAGTTCTTTTACCTTCATGCGGCGCATTGGCGCAGCTCCACCAGTTCGTTAAAGCGGTTCATGAACAGGCCATAGGCTTGTCCAGGACGGAGGGGGATAACCTGAACGAGATCAGAGCAGGGAATACCTTCGAGAATTTCCCACTTCGAACCGTCATCGATTTCCAGATCACGGCGCTCGGTAGCTAACATGGTTAGATCGGCATATTTCACGACAGCAGCTTGTTCAAGTGAGATACCGAATTTAAAGCGGATAAGACCATCAACATAAGTTTCCATGCGTTGGTAGTCAGGTAACAGGGCTTTGAGCGGGGCAGGAATATCCTGGCAATATGCCTCCGCAGCGTCGTGCATCAGCGCTTCAAAGGCAAACTCTGGCGGCACAATCTGGCTTACAAGCACAGAGTGCTGGGCCACACTGTAGAACTCTGGCAGATGCCCAGCGAATCGACAGATGTTGGAAAGCGCCGTCGCGATATCCTCTACATCGATATCGTCGATTGTGGCGGTCAGGAAGTTAAATTTTTTACCGGATAATGTCTGAATGTAGCTCATGGTTTTCTCCATATTGGCGCGCTGCACCGCGCAAACTTATTGGCCTGAATATTTAAAACAGACCACCTTGGTTTTTAGGTTGATTGCGTTTACTTTTCGTGATTTCAGTTTTCGAAACCTGTTTATCTGCCCATGCTTTCGCATGCCTCATCACGTCATCAAAAATTGCACCCTTTTTACTGGCTTGTGACATGCGCTTATATAAATCAATCGCTTGCCATGCCCCCCCCCTGCGCTACTGAAGAAGAAAAGCCTTGTTTTATAAGGATTTCCCTGACGTTCTTCTCAATAAATTCGATATGATTCATCTGCCCTCCGAACCAACCTTCGCCAGATTTGGAGTGCAGCAACCCAACCCATGCTTATGGGGTAATTGCTGCCTGGTGTTTATCGCTTGGCTTCGCCGCCGAGAGAGGTTGTTAATCCGTTAATGAGAGAGATAAGCTCGCCGGTCATTAGAACAAAGTCAGCGTCGAACCGCTGAGCCGCATCCTCACGGTCGATATCGTCGTTTTGTTCTGTAATCTCATTAGAGAACTTAAGGCGTTTGATGCTGCCGTCATCGCAAAGAACGAACTGAATGCGCTGTTGCCAGTCGATAGACAGCTTTGTAACTACTTTGCCAGCTTCCAGATGCACATGAATTTCGTCACTGACCAGAGTCTGTTTTTTAAAGCGTCCAATACCGCCATCTTCAAGAATAGCTTTCAGTTCGGCTTCATCACCCAGGCCAAAGCCAGCAGGCGCACTACCGGAACGAACCCAGTCGGTCATAGTTAGTTCGATCGGCGTTTCCATAGTCAGCGGTACCACCGGGAGAGAACCGAGAGTTTTACGAAGCAGGGCCAGTGAGTCTTCGGCACGTTTAGCGCTGGCTGCATCAACCATGATCAGACCGTCGGTGACGTTGATCCACAAACCAACAGTCGAGTTTTTGGAGAACGCCCGAGGAAGCAGGGAGTGCAACACTTCATCACGCAGCGAATCTTTCTCAGTTTTTTTGAGGCGACGCCCCTGATCGGATTCCAGACGCGACACACGCTTGCGCAGTTCTTCAGCAATGACAGGAGATGGCAGTATTTTTTCTTCCCGGCGAATAACCAACAACACTTGATTATTGACAGTGTGATGCAAGCGATCTGACAGCTGACCAAGTGGTGATACCCAACCGGTTTTTGCCATATCCTGGCTACCGCATGGAGTGAAGCGAAATAGTTCAAGCTGCTGTTCCAGCTCTTCCTGGTTGATGGTGAAATCGCGACTAATGCGATACACCAACATATTTTTGAAAAACGGATTGTTCATTCTCGGTTCCTCAACGCCTCTGCACCGGCGCTAAAAAGTTAGTTTCTCCATACACAACAGAGAAGGGCACCTGCATTGGTCGGCGGCTTGCAGAGACCGCTTTCTTTTTGCTCGGGTGGATTGGGTTATGAGCCCGTCGCCCGGTGATGCCCTTTTCTGTTGTGCCCTGAAAAAGGCTGGCGGTTACCGGACAAGTGGGAAAACACCGGGCCGCCAGAACAGGGAGTTACTTGTTATTGCTTTGGCCTGCTTTTAACCACATCAGGCGCGGTGGTAGGTATCTTCGGGCGGGGCGCTGGCGACCAACCAGCTACAACCCCTACGGTATTTACACTCCACGCCGTGGGTTAACGGCTCCGTATCGTGGCTGAGTTTCTGTTGCTGGTGGTCAAGCCAGCTTCGCAACCCCTCCCGAAGACACCTGTCAGCGAATCATCCGGTTATTCATATGCCACCGGCGGCTACTTCGTGGGCGTCCTGCCTGTTCGCTGTTTCGTATAGGTACATTATGTACCTTGAGGGTACATTGTCAAGGATAAAAAAACCTGCCGAAGCAGGTTTGTGATGATGGGTTAAGGCTTATGCCTGTGCCGTCGTGGTTTTCCTGAGAAAACAACGGTGCCAATAATCGAGCAATTACCATTGATCCTAATATATGGCTCTGGCCAGTTGGCGTTTAAAGCTTTAAGAAACTTTTCGCCACTATCTTCTATTAATCGTTTAAACGTCGTTTCGCCAGAATCATGCATTAAAGCAATAACATCATCGCCATGAGAAGCTGCAACCTCTGGATCTACAAAAATCATATCGCCAGGACGATACTCATCGATCATTGAATCACCAATGACGCGTAAGATATAAGTCATTGGCCCGCACGGAACGGGACAAGGATATGTTTCTACACTACTCAAATCTACCTCTGCATAACCAGCATCCGTCCATGCTCCGGCTTGCACCCAGGATATAACCGGGACCATCGTAATTGATCTATTAACGTCTGAAACGTCGGGTGATTTAGCAATGTTGGTAGTTTGATGTTCGGTATCTAGCCAACCTTGAGGCAAGTCAAAACATTTTTCGATATGCCTTGCCATAGCGTCACCAATACCTTTTGTGGCACCTTCACCCATAAACCGGCTGGTTTGTGTAGGTTCACGATCGATCATGTTAGCGAAGTAGCTATTACCCCCAACACCATCTCTCAATTTTCGGGCGTTTAATCGCCTGATTTCCTGGATAGTTTTCATCAGCAAATTAAACAGTGTGTACCTCTATGGTACAAGTACCTTGTAGGTTCATTTCTTTCGTGTAATATGTACACAGGAGGTACATATTATGAAAGAGTATTGGGACTCTTTAACTAAAGAGCAGCAAGGCGAATTAGCTGGAAGCGTAGGTTCCACGCCTGGCTACCTGCGTTTAGTTTTCAATGGCTACAAAAAGGCAGGTTTTTCCTTGGCTAAAAAGCTGGAGGAAACAACTGCTGGGATTATCAGCAAATCTGATCTTCGTCCTGACATTTACCCTAAACAGTAGCAGACGAGCTGATTTTTATAACCACAGAATTAAGGGGTTAACCGTGGGTAACGAACCTATTTGGAAAGTCGAACGTCAGCCAGCCTGGCTGGTGGCGGCGATAAAAAAAACGATCACCGATCTACCTGGTGGTTACGCCGAAGCGGCGGAATGGTTGGGGGTAACAGAGAATGCGCTGTTTAACCGCCTTCGTGTTGACGGTGATCAGATCTTCCCGCTGGGCTGGGCAATGGTTTTACAACGTGCTGGTGGTTCAACTCATATTGCTGATGCCGTTGCGCGCCGTTCTCAGGGCGTATTTGTACCGCTGGCAGACGTTGATGATCTGGATAACGCCGATATAAATCAGCGCCTGATGGAGTCCATTGAATGGATAGGTCGTCATTCTAATTTTGTACGTAAAGCCACGGCTGATGGGGTAATCGACGCAGATGAGCGTGCTCAGATTGAGGAAAACAGCTATCAGGTTATCGCGAAGTTCCAGGAGCACGTAACGCTTCTTTATCGAGTTTTTTGTGTAGCTGAAAAGAGTGACGCCCGCGAGTGTGCAGCTCCGGGCGCCTTGGCGAACAACTCTTCGAGTATGGAGAAATAATCCGCATGAGCAATTTAATCGTAAATCCTCACTTACCGCAACTACGAATGATCCCGGTGCCGGGTCTTCCGCTGTTTCGGTATGAATGCAAAGTATCAAATCGCTGGGTGTCATGTAACCACAGCCAGGCTGCCGTAATTGTGGGGGTCTACAACCGGAGGGCAAAACGCCTGTGCGCGAACTTAACCGAAGGTTCAAAGACCACCGCGGAGTGCCAGTCCGTGTTATCCGCTGGGAGCCAGAAACACAGCGTGTTATCTACCTGCGCGATGGCTACCCACACGAATGTTTCAGGCCGCTTGAGCAATTCAGGCAAAAGTTCAGGGAGATAACGGACGATCATGAGCCAGATATTTGAAATCGTTCAATCGTTGTCGGGGCAAAGGAATTGCATCACCATTCCGGTCCCGTACCTCGACTATTTCTCCGGTGATCAGCAGGCGCATGCTTTGGGGGCTGTGCTAAACCAGCTTGTGTTCTGGTCTGGTAAATCAGATCTGAATGATGGTTGGTTTTACAAAGAGCACAGTGAGCTGGCGGCGGAGATTCGCGGTGTGAGTGAAGATCAGGTGCAGCGCCTGGTAAACAAGATTTGTACCCGCTGGTTACCAGGGGTTGTTGAGAAGGCCCAGCGACAGGTAAACGGCACTAAAAAGACGCATTACCGTATCGATGGCGAAGCGTTAATCAACGTTTTATTCCCGGCAACGCTGGATTCCGCAGAATCGCGTAACGGGAAACGCGAAGTCGCGGAACCCATTCCGCAGAATCACGGAACCGAAACCGTAGAATCGCGGAACCCTAACCGCGAAGTCGCGGAACCTATTCTCTATACAGATCATTACTCAGATCACCACAAACAGATCAGTAACCCTTCTTGTCCGGAAGCTTCGCAACCGGACGCTGAAAGCTCATCTCCTGTTGAACAGTTTCTTGCTAAACATCCTGAAGCAGTGACCTGGAATGTACCGAAGCGGCAGTGGGGCAGTCAGGATGATTTGACTTGTGCGGAATACCTATGGGGAAAAATCATCGCGATGTACGAGCAGGCCGCTGAAAGTGACGGTGAAATAGTACGACCTAAAGAGCCTAATTGGGCATCCTGGGCAAACGAAGTGCGCCTGATGGTGGCGCAGGACGGCAGAACGCATAAGCAAATTTGCGCACTCTTCAAACGAGCTAATCAGGATTCCTTCTGGTGCAAAAACGTTCTCAGCCCTTCAAAACTTCGCGAAAAGTGGGACGAATTAAGTCTGAAGCTTTCCGTGTCCATGAAACAGCCTACAGGTGATTCACCAGTAGCGCGGGCCAGTTATCAGACAGTTGATTACGCACTGCCAGAAAATTCGGGGTTCCGTTCATGATGACAAATAAATATTGCCTAGCGCTGTCGGCACTGCGTAGCCAACCAGCCCACGAATTGAAAGAAGTTGGCGATCAGTGGCGAACACCAGATCTGCTTTTTTGGGGCATCAATGCGATGTTCGGCCCCCTGACGCTGGATCTGTTTGCTGACGACGATAACGCGAAGTGCCCGGTCTGGTACACCGCCGAAGATAACGCGCTGGTGCAGGATTGGGCGGAAATGCTGGAGTCAATCGGCGGGGCCGCATTCGGTAATCCACCCTATAGCCGCTCTCAGTACCACGAGAAGCAGGCGATCACCGGCATGATCCACATCATGGATCACACAATGGAGATGCGTGAAAAGGGTGGTCGTTACGTGTTCCTCATTAAAGCGGCGACAAGTGAAACATGGTGGCCGGAAGACGCCGATCACATCATGTTTATTCGCGGTCGTATTGGCTTCGATCTCCCTGTGTGGTTTGTTCCTGCCGACGATAAGCAGAAACCCACAGGTGCTTTCTTTGCTGGTGCAATAGCTTTGTTCGACAAGACCTGGCGCGGCGAGCGTTTCAGCTACATCAGCCGTACCGATCTGGAGGAAAAAGGGAAGGCGTTTATGTCACTGGTCGAATTTGCCGCGGGAAAGGTTCAGCCACCAGCCACCATGGTGCCAGAGCAAGAAGAACCCATTGTAGCGCCAGCAGTATTACCTGATGTGGATTCGCGTATCTGGCCGCTTGAGGTTGGTCTGGTGTTCAACCAGGTTGAGGGGGCGGATTCTCTGGATGCATCGCAGCAGAACAAGCTGAAAGCGAACATTAACCAGCTGTGGCTGGAGCGCATGCCAACCAGCGAAATCATTACTACTGCTGGTGGACTGGTCAGCGGCATGCGGCGGGAGGTTGCATGAGACTGGTACTCCCGTTCCCTCCGAGCGTGAACACTTACTGGCGCGCCCCTAACAAGGGGCCGCTGGCCGGTCGTCACCTCATTAGCGCTGATGGCCGTAAATACCAGAGCGCTGCCTGCGTGGCGATCATTGAGCAATTACGACGTCTCCCGAAGCCATCGACTGAACTGGCAGCGGTAGAAATCACTCTGTACCCGCCGGATGCGCGCCGCCGGGATATCGATAATTACAACAAAGCCCTGTTTGACGCGCTGACGCATGCGGGTGTCTGGGAAGACGACAGCCAGATTAAGCGCATGCTGGTGGAATGGGGACCCGTAGTGCCGAAGGGAAAAGTTGAGATAACCATAACGGCATATAAAAAAGAGGTGGTTATATGTCCAGCTGTGGGTTGAATATTGGTCGTTATGGCAGTAATGTCGGAAAGTGCAAGCGAAAAGGGCGTGCAGGCCCTTCGCAACAATCAGAGTATGGAGAGAATATGAGCAATCATCATGTTATGGGCACTGCTACGCCCAAAAAAGACTCTTATCTTGTTGTTGATGGATGTTTAATCAACTCATTCGAACCAAATCTTTATAGTCTCAATGATATTCATAAGGCTTCAGGTGGGTCTGCGTCCAAAAAACCTGCGTTTTATCTCAGGACGCTAACTGCAAAAAGAATTCTAAATGCTCTCCCTGGTGAACGTTGGGAAAAGTTGCATGTTATTCGCGGTGGAGTCTTACAGGGTACTTTCGCCTCTCAGGAGTTGGTTTTTGCCTATGCCCTCTGGTTGAGCCCTGACTTTTATGTTCGCGTTCTGAGCAATCTCCCTTTTATCAGCGATCTGCGCAACGGGGAGGCAAAATGAGTCAGCTACATCAGATCATCCCGATCACTCAGGGCAATATTGGCAACCACATAACCCCGATGGTCAGCGCTAAAAGGTTACATGCCTTTCTCGGCGTTGGGCGTGATTTCACCACCTGGATTAAAGGGCGTATCAGCCAGTATGGTTTTACTGCTGGTGTGGATTTTACTGTGGTTGAAAATTTGAGCGCCCCCGTTTCGGGGAGCGCAAAATATCGCCAACAAATTGCACATGATTACTTGATCACTATCGACATGGGTAAAGAGCTGGCAATGGTGGAGAGAAACGAGAAGGGTCGTCAGGTTCGTCGTTATTTCATCACATGCGAACAACAAGCGAAAATGCGAGTTGGTACACCATCATTACCAAATTTCTCTGATCCGGCACAGGCTGCGAGAGCATGGGCTGATGAATTTGAAGCCAGGCAGCGCGCGGAAACAGTTACCCACCAGCAGGCCGAATATATCGAGCATCTCGAGAGTCTCTTCACTGACGGGCTTTCCCCTGTACAGTTCTGTAAGCGTTTGAATGGTGTAAATACATCCAAAATCAGTGCCTGGCTTGTCTCTGCTAACTGGCTATACGATGACAATCCCGAAGGCCGCAGCGCACAGTGGCGTGTTCGTTCGTATGCCCGCGACAAATACCTCACCGAGAAAAGCAGTAAAGTATCGCCAAACTCTGCGGTGAGCTTTACTACCTACCAGCCCGTCCTGCTGCGCGAAGGCGCTGTCTGGCTGTACAAAAACTACCTGAAGGGGAAGCTTCCGATGAAGGTCACCTGGAACGGTAGTTTTACCCACGATAAAGATTTAGCAGGGTGGCTCCAGTGAGAGTGACCCCTCCGCACCTTCAGCCAGTATTGTCCAGGGTTAAACGTTTTGTTGAGAAACAACCCGATGGGGCAACGCTCACCCATCTGACGCACAAAGTATCAGCATATAACTCGTTGAGCCGGAAGGATAAAGAAAATCTGATCGATATCATCCGCGAAAACAGCCTGCTCTGCGTCACTGATGACGGCAGGACAACAACCCTGCATCACCCTAAGTTTGGTCATAAATCCGTGGCGCCGGTTATTGCGTCGTCGAAGCCATTGAAGGAAGCCACTATGAATAAGCCAACCGTGACCCCTGAAGAATTACGCAAGCAGGCTGAAGCCCTCATTCGCGCCGCTGAAGAAGCTGAAAAAAAGGCAGGTGACCGCGCTGAAATCAAAAAACAACTCGATCCCCTGAAGCTTGAAATCCTCCAGGCTTATGGAATGGCAAGCCGTAAGTTTGATGAGTTTGTGGATGCTATGGCGGATATGGGGAAGGCCGTACAGAAATTTAAAGATCTGACGGTATAAGGGGTGGGCATTGAGAGCCTTACTTACCCCTGAAATGGTGCCACGCCTTGGCGTGGTGCTGTTCAAGCCAGGACGGGAGTTAATGCACCTGTTTGCATCAGGTCGCGTGCTCGTTGAACGGGAGCCAGAAAACATGACCCGACTTCCGTCTGGTCGAATCCCCGATGCACGGCAACCGCTACTGGAGGATGCCAGCCTTCACACTTTCTTCACCGATGAACGGGTAATTACTGCTGCTGGTGGTATGTCCGGGCTTGAGTACTGGCTTCTTCAGCGCATTAAAAAGTGCCAGTACCCTGTTTCTGACTACCATCATGCCGAGCTCACAACACTATGGCATCCGCCTGGCGCGCTGGTGGTGTGCTGGCATTGCGATAACAAATTGCGTGGGCAGACTACGGAGAGGCTGCAGGCGCTTGCCCTGAGCAATGTTGCCGAGTGGGTTATTGATACCGTACTGGTTGGGCTTGGCTACAACAAAGAACGCTCCCTCTCTTTAGCCGAGCTTTGCTGGTGGGCTGTTCAGTCAGGTGTCGCTGATGCCGTCACTGAAGGAATGGCGCAACGGGCGCTACGGCTGCCAGACGAACCATTATTATCTGTTTACCGAGAAAGTGACATCGTACCTATGCCGCCGGCCACCAGCATTATGCAGAAAAAAGTCAGGCCGATTGATACGTTACCAACTTGTCGGTCAGACAGCCTGGATGTGGAAACCCAAAAACCAATACTGACGTTAACCGTCGATCCGGAGTCGCCAGAGTCTTTCATGCTCAGGCCAAAACGTCGCCGCTGGATAAATGAGACGTACACCCGCTGGGTTAAAACACAACCCTGTGAGTGTTGCCGACGGCCAGCAGATGATCCGCACCATATCGTAGGGCACGGTATGGGGGGGATAGCAACAAAAGCCCATGACCTCTTCGTGATCCCTCTGTGCAGAGAGTGCCACGACGAGTTACACGCCGATGTACCGGCATTCGAGCAGAAGCATGGTACGCAGCTTGAGCTGCTACTGCGTTTTATTGATCGGGCGCTGGCGATCGGCGTAATTGCGACAGCTTAAGAAGTATGGAGACCGTATGAATCTGGACAATGTTTTAAAGTTTTTTGCGCCTAAAGGCATGCACATCTCAGATACCAGCAGAGCGACAGCAAGTGAACAACTTACTGTGACTGATGTAATGGCTGCACTGGGGATGACTCAGGCTGATGCAGGCATCGGGCTTGCTATGTTTCTGGGTAAAGCTGGTATCAGCAGCCAGGACAGGGAGGCGTCAATAGCTTGGCTAACGGAGTACGCGAAAGAGCATGCGCCCATGGCGATTCGCAAAGCATCAGGGAAAAAGTTTCCCCTCTGCATGCGTATCCTTGCCCGGTTTGCCTATAACGATTATTCCTCATCAGCAGCTGATAGCGTGGCATGCCCAAAATGTAGTGGTAAAGGGTTGCTTACAACCACTAAAACCGTGACTAAAAGCCATTACACAATGCGATTGCCACAATGGGCAAAAGACCTGAGACAATCACCATCTGACTTTGAGGTAAAGCGCGATGTAACTGACACTGATCAAACGTTATGTTCCCGCTGCCATGGCGCCGGAAAGTTAAGTAAGCGATGCCAGTGCGGCGGCACAGGTAAGACGATTGACCGTAAAGCGACAGAACTGAAGGGAGTACCGGTTTACAAAGAATGTAAGCGCTGTGAAGGTCGGGGATACAGCAGGCCAAAATCATCGGTTGCCTATCGCGGTGTTTTTTCCGAGTTGCCTAGTCTGCCAGACCGGACATGGCGTTATAGCTGGAAACCATTCTATGAAAGCCTGGTGACTAAATGCTTCCAGGAGGAGAGTTATTCAAGATCTCAATTAAATCGAGTAACGAAAAGTGAAGATGTGATAAATATCGCGTAATTTAGCGTCATGATGTTTGCAATGTTGCCGTTTTTGTGTATATTTGACATTAACGATGGGCATTGTATGTTCAGAGTTAAGAAACCCGCCACCGAGCGGGTTTTTGCTTTCCGGCGATACGACAGGGAAATTCGCGAGATGTATTGCGTTAGTTCCCCTATCACATCGTCGATCTGCAAACATCCACCAAAAGAAAACAAGGCCTCGCTACCAAGCGGGGTTTTTTCATATTCAGGGCTCGCTGACGGACGGCTCATAACCCAATCCGACAGGCGCTTGCGCAGAGCCCGCCACCTTTCAGGCTCACGGGAATCACTTACTACGTGCTTTGTTGATAAATCAAGCCCGTGAAGCCTGACCCTTACTACAAACAGCACCCGCTAACTATGCGAGGTGAGGCTATGAAAATGAATGACAAAAACCCTGAATTCTGGGCTGCGGTTTTGACCGGACTCAAAAATGCGTGGCCCCAGATTCTGGGGGCGTCAATGGCCGGACTCATTGCTTATGGTCGTCTGATATACGACGGCGCTAGCCGTAAGAATAAATGGCTTGAGGGCGTCCTTTGTGGCGCTCTTTCTTTATGTATCACCAGTGCGCTTGATGTGGTTGGCCTTCCGGTATCGATATCACCGTTCGTCGGTGGTGTGATTGGATTCGTTGGCGTAGACAAGCTGCGCGAAATCGCTATCAGCGCACTTAAAAAACGGGCAGGAGTGAACGATGATCACCAGTGAAAAGGGTATTCGCCTGATTAAGCAGTTCGAAGGCTGTAGGCTCACTGCATATCCTGACCCCGGAACTGGTGGCGATCCGTGGACCATCGGATACGGCTGGACTCACCCGGTAGACGGCAAGCCAGTAAAGCGCGGTATGACTATCGACCAGCAAACCGCTGACAGGCTTCTGAAAACAGGGCTTGTTGGTTATGAGAATGACGTGCTGAAAGTTGTCAGGGTGAAGCTGACACAAGGCCAGTTCGACGCGCTGGTGTCGTTCGCTTACAACGTTGGGTCGCGTGCTCTTTCCACATCTACACTGCTGAAAAAGCTGAATGCTGGCGATATAAAAGGCGCGGCAGATGAATTTCTGCGCTGGAATAAATCAGGCGGAAAGGTGATGCCGGGGCTCACGAATCGCCGCAAGGCAGAGCGTGAGGTATTCCTGTCATGAACAGGGTCGCCATAATCGTTGCTCTGCTGACTGGCGCTCTGGCATGGGGAGTTATTCACTACCGCGACAATGCGATTGAGTACAAAAAGCAGCGCGATAAAGTGACTGAGCAACTCAGTCTGGCGAACGCCACCATCACCGACATGGTGACCCGGCAGCGTGATGTCGCTGCACTGGATGCCAAATACACGAAGGAGTTAGCAGATGCGCAAGCTGAAAATGATAGGCTTCGTGCTGATGTTGTCGCTGGTAAGCGTCGGCTGCAAATCGCCGCCACCTGCTCCAAAGACGCAGCCTCCTCCGCCTCCGGCCTGGTTGATGGCTCAAGCCCTCGACTTACAGCAGATGCTGAACTCAATTATTGGCGTCTCAGAGACGGGATCGCCGCCGTCACAAAGCAACTGACCGGCCTGCAGGAATACGTTCGGACTCAGTGCCTGAAATAATACGGAGGTGAGCATGTATTCGTATGGCGAAAGACCGCCTACGCATTCCACACTGCAATGCCGGGGTCATGCATCCGTTACCACATGAATAACCAAGCCTCGCAATAGCGGGGCTTTTTCATGCGCATCTCACGCGCACATCAACGAGAGCCTTTCAGTAAGCGAGCCTGAGAAAAGCCGTTATAGGTGGCGACCTCTCTCGGGCGGCTTTTCTGTGAGACAGGCTCACTTTCTAAAAGGTAAATCGCAATGACATACCCAACAGTTGCAGTAAACGGCGTATCCGTTCGAGTAGATGACGATGGCCGTTATAACCTCAACGACCTGCATGCAGCAGCGGTCTCCAATGGGGAGGCCACTGAATCACAGCGTCCAAGTAACTTCATCAAAAGCGCACAGATCAGACGCTTTGCTGACGAACTGACCGAAGCTACGAAAATAGCTTCGACTCGGGTAGTTAAGGGCGGCACTGAATCAGGCGTTTGGGGCCTCGAGTTGCTCGCGATTCGATATGCGGCCTGGCTTAGTCCTAAATTTGAAATCCGGGTATACAACACCTTCCGGGAAGCGGTACTCAGCGGCATCACCAATATGTCTCGCCTCAATCGGCTTGACCTTCTGATCGCCAATGAGACCAAAGAGGTCAGCGCCTGCGCCCGGGCGATGAATAAGTGGGGAGTAGGCGGTCGCAAGAAATTGCTCAATTGCGCTCGTGAGCGGATCGTCAGCCAGATGGATCCTGACATGGTCACGCTGATGGAAGCGAAAGCAGGTTAGCCAACGCAGAATTTCGTCGGCGAAGTAGCCATTCCAAAGCGTCCTGTACCGGGCGCTTGATAATGGATATCCCCCTGAGCGGATAAATAATAAATATACCCTGTAGGGGTTAAACATATTGTTCGCTACGGCTGAGCTTGTTCGATGTCGTTAGCACTGTTTGAGGTCTGGCGATTTAGAGTTTTTCAGGATTAAACCCATGGCTTCCAACTCACCCTGGCACCACCTCTATAACACTAAGCGCTGGTATAGACTCCGTTATCACCAGCTTCAGAAACAACCCCTGTGTGAATTTCATCTCAAACGAAACCAGGTGATATCCGCATCTGTCGTCGACCATATCATCCCGCACAAGGGCGATGAGACACTCTTCCATGACCCGGATAATTTGCAAAGTTTATGCAAACGCTGCCACGACTCCGTTAAGCAACGCATGGAGAAGGGCGGCACGGTAACCGAGTTCGACAACGATGGCCGGGTTATCTGGTAACAGGAGGACGCAATGCAAGACCTGAAGATTGAATACCGCGATGGCAAGCTGGTAGAACTGAGCATTGATAGTGTGAGCTTTAAAACCGTCACCGCGATCACCTTCAACCATGAAGTCGGCGAGACGCTGCCAACCATCAGCCTGACCTTCCCGCTCGGAGTCGGCGAACGGCTGGTGCCCGCCACCCTCTCCCGCGAAAACCTGCGGATCATTGAAAAATGAGAATTATTCTCATGTCGGCGATGTAGAGGCAGGGGGGGGGGAGGGCAAAACCCTGGTGATAACTTTTTAAATACCGCGCCCTCAACTCTTTTTTTAAAAACGTCCAGAAAAAAAGGAAAAACCGATGGCACAGCGAGGCAGAAAGTCTCTGGCTGCGACGTCTGCTGTCTCGTTGCCGGCACTGGCTGAAAGCAGGCTGCAGCCGTCCATTCATCTGAGCGATCCGGAAATTAATGTATGGGTAAGGCTCGTTAATGACAATCCAGCCAGTTCATTCACTGAAACTCATCGAGACATGATGGAGATGTACTGCCGCCATGTTGTTCAGGCCAGAATAATCACCACTCAGCTTGAAGAGTTTGAACTGGAGTGGCTATCGCGCGAGGACGGACTTAAGCGGTACGACAAGCTTCTTGCCATGCGCGAGCGTGAAGTGCGCTCGGCATCTTCACTGGCAACACGTTTAAGGATCACCCGCCAGGCTACTGCCGACCCAAAAACAGTTGGCCGCGCGCACAACAATCTGGCTCGGGAGAAAAAACCCTGGGAAATTGATTAAGGCTCTTTGATGGCAAAAAAAAATCTGACAAGAGCCGAGAGAAATATTCTCTGGTGCGAAAGAAATATTGTTATTCCTGAAGGAAAGTTCGTGGGCCAGCCACTGAAAATGGCTGAGTTCATGAAGGATGATTTTAGGGCTATTTTCGATAACAAGCATGGCACACGTCGCGCAATTATCAGCCGTGGGCGAAAGAACGCCAAAACGGTAGAGACCGCCATGCTGATGCTGCTCTATCTGGTGGGGCCGGAGGCGGCGCCGAACTCGCAGCTGTATTCTGCCGCACGCTCGCGTGACCAGGCGGCCATTCTGTTTAACCTGGCCTCCAAGATGTGCCGGATGAATCCGGTGCTCATGCAGTATGTGGCAATAAAGGACTCGGCGAAAGAAATTCACTGCCCCGAACTGGGTTCTTATTATCGGGCGCTGAGCGCAGAGGCCACGACTGCCTATGGTTTCTCGCCTCGATTTGTCGCGCATGATGAATTGGGGCAGGTTCGTGGGCCCCGAGACCCGCTTTATGAAGCACTGGAAACTGCGACTGCTGCTCAGGATAACCCTATCTCGGTGATTATCAGCACTCAGGCGCCCGATGCGAGCGATCTACTCAGCCTGCTGATTGATGATGGCCTGACCGGTGCTGACCCGCGCACGGTGGTCCGTCTACAGACGGCCCCGGAAGATATCGATCCTTTTTCCGTTGACGCCATAAGGCTGGCAAACCCGGCCTTCGATGTGTTTATGAACCAGAAAGAAGTGCTGGATATGGCTGCCAGCGCGAAGCGCCTCCCGTCACGACAGGCTGAGTTTGAGAACCTTGTGCTGAATCGCAGGGTTGAAGCTAAAAGTCCTTTCGTCAGTCAGACAGTCTGGCACATGAATAAAGAAGAACCCGGCGAACTGGCAGGGGCTACCGTCTGGGGCGGGCTGGATCTTTCCAGTGTCTCGGACCTTACCGCACTGGTACTCAACACCACTCAGGGAGACGTGCACTGTACGTTCTGGCTACCTGAAGAGGGGCTGGCGGACAAGGCGCGTAACGATCGAGTGCCTTATGACATCTGGGCCAGGCAGGGTTTTCTCAATACGACACCCGGAAAGGCCATTGAATATGCATTTATTGCGCGCGAACTGCGGCGCGTTTTCGACATTTGCAATGTCAGGGCGCTGGCGTTCGACCGCTACAACATGCGTTTCCTTCGCCCGCATCTAATAGACGCCGGTTTCACTGAAGCTGAACTTGAACGGTTCGTGGAATTCGGACAGGGCTTTGTCTCCATGTCACCTGCGCTGAGGGAGCTGGAAGCCAAACTACTCGGCGCGCAGCTTAAACATGGCAACCATCCGATCCTCGAAATGTGCGCCAAAAACGCCACGGTTATTTCTGACCCCGCCGGAAATCGAAAGTTTGTTAAAGGTAAATCAAGCGGGCGTATCGATGGAATGGTTGCTCTGGCGATGTCAATCGGCGCCCAGACGAGTGATGAGGTGGAGGATCCAGGTGACGTCAATGATTTCATTTATAACTTCTTGAGCGTGTAAAAATGGCAGATACCGATTACAGCATTGACCTGCGAACGCGATCGCCATTCTGGGCGCGCATGGCCTCCATCCTGACAGGAGGCCGCCTTGTGACGCCGGACAAGGGCTCGCAGATGGCGGGAACGTCCGCGCACGGTGTGGTTGGCGACTCCGTAGTGACTGATGAGCGAAATATGCAAATCAGCACTGTGTGGGCATGCATCAGGCTTATCTCTACCGTAACCGCATCATTACCCCTTGATGTCTACCAGACCAAAGACAATCAGAGAAGCAAGGTACCTGGCACACATCCTCTCGCGAAGCTACTGCGCTTCCGGCCCAACAATTTCATGACCGCGCTGGAGTTTCGTGAGGCTATGACCATGCAGCTTTGTGCTTATGGAAACGCCTACGCGCATGTGGAGCGAAACAGCGTCGGCGACGTTATCAGCATGGTTCCGCTGATGAGCGCCAACATGGAAGTGCGGCTCAGTGAAAATGGCAAAACCATTATCTACCGCTACCAGCGTGATACTGAATATGCCAATTTTTCGCAGAAAGAAATCTTTCATCTGAAGGGGTTTGGGTTTAACGGTCTGACCGGACTTTCCCCGCTGGCATTCAGCGCAAAATCTGCAGGTGTCGCCATTGCCATGGAAGATAATCAGCGTGAGTTTTTCGCGAACGGCGCGAAGTCTCCGCAGATCCTGATGACCGATGGCAAGGTGCTGACCAAAGAGCAGCGTGGACAGCTGGAGGAAAACTTCAAGGAGATTGCTGGCGGCCCCGTTAAAAAACGTCTCTGGATCCTGGAGAGCGGTTTTACGACACAATCTATTGGCGTATCTCCACAGGACTCGGAAATCCTGGCCGCAAGAAAGTTTCAGGTCGCCGAGCTGGCGCGGTTCTATGGTGTACCGCCGCACCTGGTCGGCGATGTGGAAAAAACAACATCGTGGGGATCCGGGATTGAGCAGCAAAATCTTGGCTTTCTCCAGTACACCCTCAAGCCCTATCTCGATCGATGGGAGTACAGCATTGAGCGATGGCTGGTTAAAGAGTCCGAACAGGGCAGTATTCACGCTGAGCATAATCTTGATGGATTGTTGCGTGGAGATTCCACGAGCCGGGCATCTTTTATGCAAATTATGGTTAACACCGGGATCCGGACCGTTAACGAAGTGCGGCGACTGGATAACCTGCCGCCTCTGCCAGGAGGTGACGTTGCAACCCGCCAGTCGCAGAACGTACCCATTACCGACCTTGGAACAAACAATAAGTCCCTCAACGAAGGGACTTAATTTTTATGGGGGCCATGATGCCTGACATTCACAAAACACTGGCTTTTGACCAGACCGAAATCAAGTTCACCGGCGACGGTGAAAGCGGCATCTTTGAGGGGTACGCCTCCGTTTTTAATAACACGGATTCTGACGGCGACATTATCCTTCCTGGCGCATTCAGCAGTGTTATCTCCGGGCAGAGCCGTAAGGTGGCGATGTTCTTTAACCATCAGACGCGCGCTATCCCGGTCGGCAAATGGGATTCCATGCATGAGGATGAGAAGGGTTTGTTTGTCCGTGGGCAACTCACTCCCGGGCTAAGCCTCTCTGAAGACCTGAAAGCGGCGATGAAACATGGCACCGTTGATGGGATGTCTGTGGGATTCTCCGTCGGCCCTGATGATTACACCGTTGGCTCGTCCGGCCTCATCTTCAAAAACATTTCTTACCTCCGGGAAATCAGTGTCTGCACTTTCCCGGCCAACGAGCTGGCGGGCGTAACTGCCATGAAATGTATCGACAGTATCAAAACCATTCGTGACGCGGAGGCCTGGCTGAGGGATTCAGTCGGTTTAACGCGCGCTGAAGCGCAGGCATTTATTGCCCGCGTGAAGTCCGCAGGCCGAAGCGAGTTCGGCGGCGGCGACATTGACGCGCTGGCACAGCGCATAACCTCATTTGCCGCTAATCTGCGGAATGCATAACGGAGTACCACATGTCTGAATTAGCTACCCTCGAAAAAGCGATTGAGAATTCACAGAAAGAAGTGAAAGAACTCATCGAAGAGCAGCGTAAATCCATCAACCAGAACGGCGAAATCAACAAACAGCTGCAGACCGACCTGACCAAAGCGCAGGAAGAGCTGAAAACCACCGGCTCCCGCCTGTTCGATCTGGAACAGAAGCTGGCAGGAAACTCGCCTGACCAGACCACCCAGAAGTCCTTTGCGGAGCGTGTGTCTGAAGACCTGATGAAAGGCTGGGACGGCTCCCGCACCAAAGCAAAAGTCACCAGTTTCGATAAGGCGATCGGTTCTGGCGCTGCATCCGCCGGTGTGCTTGTACAGCCCCAGCAGGTACCTGGTATTCTGATGCCGGGCCTGCGTCGCCTGACCGTTCGTGACCTGCTGGCACAAGGGCGCATCACCAGTAACGCGCTGGAATATGTGCGTGAAAATGTGTTCACAAACGCCGCAGCACCGGTTGCTGAAGGCACTCTCAAACCAGAGAGTAATATCACGTTCACCAAAGAAACGGCGAATGTCAAAACTATTGCCCACTGGATCCAGGCATCACGCCAGATTATGGATGACGCCCCGGCGCTGCAGTCCTATATCAACTCCCGCATGATGTACGGTCTGGCGCTGGTGGAAGAGAATCAGATGCTTAACGGTGATGGCACCGGCGACAACCTCCAGGGGTTGAACGTGGTGGCGAACGAATACGAAACCGCACTTAACGCGACCGTGGATACTGGTGCTGATGTTCTGGCGCATGCCATCTATCAGGTGTCGCTGAGTGAGTTCGAAGCCGACGGCATCATTCTCAACCCGGCTGACTGGCACCGCATCGCCCTGCTGAAAGACGCCAATGGCAATTACATCCTTGGTGGCCCACAGGCGTTTGCCTCGAAAGTGCTCTGGGGCCTGCCGGTTGTATCAACCACTGCGCAGACGGCAGGGAAGTTCACCGTTGGCGCATTTGGCCTGGCGTCTCAGGTGTGGGACCGCATGGATGCCACTATCGAGATCAGTAACCAGGATCGCGATAACTTTGTTAAAAACATGCTGACCATTCTGTGCGAAGAACGTCTGGCACTGGCGCACTACCGTCCCGCAGCTATCGTCACTGGCGATATTGCGATTTCATCCGGCGAATAACAGCAGGGCGCGGTCAGCAATGGCCGCGTTTACGATATGAAAATTAAAGCTCTCCGTATGTTCTCACATTACCACCTAGGAACTGTATCCCAGGGCGAGAGCCGGGTGGTGAAGAAAGAGATCGGCGACGTGCTGGTGAAACTGCGCCTTGCCGAAGAGATAGAGCCCGAAAATGCGGAAACTTCCGTTCCTGAACAACCTGTAAAAGCTAAATCCGGGGGTAAAGGTGGAAATAAGCGCGGAGCAGATGGCGCTGATAAAGACGCATCTGAGGGTTGACAGTGACGCCGAAGATTCGCTGATCACTGCCTACACATCAGCGGCCATCGATTACGTTGAGCAGTTCTGCGACGGCGCGCTGGTGGAGGCGTTGACCCCGCCAGCGGAAGGTGGGGTTTCTCCCCGTGAGATTCTTTTTACACCCGGCATCTGGGCGGCAATGCTCTTGCTTATTGGTCACTGGTATGCGAACCGCGAAGCTGCAGCACAAAATCTCACGGAAATGCCTCTGGGCGTTGAGGCTTTATTGATAAGACACCGGAGGTGGCACTAATGGCTTGTTCCGGATGTGCCGCCCGACGTGAGTGGCTTAAAAAGTGGATGAAAATAGCCTATGAACGAGCAACAGGTAAACCAGCTGCTGGCAGCAATGGCAGCCCAGACCGCCGCAATGAACCGCCTGACGGAGTCAAATGAAGCCCTGGTTGCTTTGCTTTATCAGTCTTTTGCTGATGACATCGAAACGACAACGCTGGATTCACCAGTGGCGACATACCTCAGCGGCAAGCCCAGGGGGTAGGAATGCAGGCCGGAAAGCTCAATAAACGAATCACTCTTCAGAAGCCTGTTAAAACTCAGAGCTCTGTTACTGGTGCGGTAGTTAATGTATGGGCTGATGTGGCTGAGCTGTGGGCTAACGTTGCCGATCTGTCAGCACGAGATTTTGTTGCCGCGCAGGCAGGGCAGAGCGAGGTAACAACTCGGATCACTATCCGCTGGCGTGATGATGTCACGGATAAGCACCGCATTCTTTACCGTGGGTGTGTTTACGATATTCAGGGCGTGCTGGAAGATGATAAAAGCGGACGGGAATATCTGACGCTGCCTTGCGCGCGAGGTGTTAACGATGGCTGATGGGATTGATTTCAGTATAACCGGGGTCGATTCACTTCTGGGAAAGTTGGACAGTATCAGCGATGATTTGCGCCGCCGTGGCGGTCGGGCCGCGCTCCGCAAGGCGGCAAATGTGATTGCCATTAAAGCCAGGGATAACGCAGCCCGTGTGGATGATCCGCTAACCAAGGAATCGATAAGCAAAAATATTGTGGCCAGATGGAGCAACGTTATATTCCGGAGAACCGGTAATCTGGCTTTCAGGGTTGGCGTTTTGGGCGGAGCTATTTCGTATGCTGACTCAAGTGAAAACAGGCGGAAAGGTCGTGCGGGAAGATTGTATTACACCCCCGGCAATTCAAAAAATCCCGGCGGGAATACCTGGTACTGGCGCTTTTTGGAGTTCGGTACAGAAAACATGCCCGCCCAACCCATTCTCCGCCCGGCCGCGCAAGGAAGTGTAGATGAGGTGGTTAACGTATTCGTTACTGAATACGAAAAGTCTATTGACCGTGCCATCAAGCGCGCAGCGAAAAAAGGAGTTCCTCCATGATTGCGCCGATCCATATCGTCTGCGCCGCCAGTCCGACGGTGGTTGCGCTGTTAGGCGGTGACACGCTGCGTCTGTACCCGTTCGGGCAGCATGACGACAATCTGGTCTATCCCTACGTGGTGTGGCAGAACATCACCGGCTCTCCGGAGAACTATCTGGCCCAGCGCCCTGATGCAGATTTTTTCACGCTGCAGGTGGATGCATATGCCGACACAGTGGATGAAGTGATCGCCGTTGCCGCTGCACTACGTGATGCTATTGAGCCGCATGCGCATATCACGCGCTGGGGCGGACAGGAAAGAGACCCCGAAACAAAACGCTATCGCTATTCGTTTGACGTGGACTGGATAGTCAATCGATAAAAACCTTCTACAACCGGCCTTGAGCCGGTTTTTTTATGACCGGAGATAACCAATGTCTGTATTAACTCAAGGTACGCAGCTCTTTGTGCTCGCCAGTGGTGCGGTGAGCGAAATCGAGTGTATCACTGCATTTTCGCCTGGTAGTAACCCTGCCGATCAGATTGAAGACACATGTCTTTCTGAAAAGTTTGACCGATCTTACAAGCGGGGGCTTCGGACTCCCGGTACGGCCTCACTCACTCTGAATGCGGATCCAAAAAATACCAGCCACGTTATGTTGCACAACCTGTCGATTTCCGATGATGAGAGCGATCAGAATCTGACGTTTGCTATTGGCTGGGCTGATGGCACAGCGTCACCAACAGTTGCTGCCGAAGATGCAAGCGGTGCTGTTGATGGGCTGGTACTCCCGGACAGCCGTACGTGGTTTGTCTTTAAAGGTTACGTATCCGACTTCCCTTTTGATTTTGCAGCAAACACGGTCGTCTCCACCTCCGCATCTATCCAGCGTTCCGGTTCTGCGGTGTGGGTTCCTAAGGCAGCTTCTTAAACTGATGGGGCTTGATGCCCCTTTTCGAGAGACAAAAATGAAATTAACGCTTGAAGCACTCAAGGAGTCAGGCGCGTTTACCGGCCGTCCGGTTGAGAAAGAAATCTCATGGAAACAAGGTGATAAGAAAATCACTGCGACCGTGTATGTCCGTCCTATGGGCTATCACACAGCAACGTCCGATGTGCTAGCTTTTGGGGGGAAGGTCGATGGTGTGGCAGGCCGCATTGCAGCATCTATCTGCGATGAACTGGGTAAGCCTGTCTTCACCCCGGCAGACATTACTGGTGAGTCAGACCCTGAGCGTGGTGCACTGGATGGCGGTCTGACGGTTGCGCTGCTGCTGGCCATTCAGGAAGTTAACGATCTGGGAAAGACTTCGAGCTCAGCGCCGAAGACGAATTCTGGTGCGAGCTCGTCCTCAACGGAATCGGAGGTAAAACGATCGCCGAAGCGCGTGAGTCGCTCTCATTCAAAGAGTTCCAGCTCTGGGCAAAGTACCGGGAAAGATATGGAAGCCTGAACCCGATGATGCGGGTTGAGTGGGGAGCTGGGCTGGTGGCCAGCATGATAGCCAACGTCAACAGAGACCCCAAACATCCACCATTCACTCCGACCGATTTCACACTGCATTTCACCAAAGTCAAAGCTGTTGATGGGCCAATCTCGTTAGAGGAAGCCAGAGCCAGCTGGACATAACGCCGCCAACGGAGAGTTTATGGCTTCCAAATCACTGGGCACGCTGACGATCGACCTGATCGCCAAGGTGGGCGGTTTTGTCTCCGGCCTGTCACAGGCTGAGCGAGCTTCACAAAAATGGCGTAAGCAGGTAAAGGAGGATGCCGCTGCCGCTGCTGCTGCCATGACCGGATTTGCAACAGCGGTCGGTGCCGCCGCCGTCGGAGCCGGAGTGGCAGGGTATAACCTGCTCAAAACCACTTCACGGCAGATAACCGAGTCAGACCGCTGGGCAAAGTCACTCAACATGTCCACGCAGTCTCTGTTGGCCTGGCAATATGCTGCAGAAAAAGCGGGTGTATCCGGCGATCAGATGGCTGACATTTTTAAAGATGTCGGAGATAAAATCGGTGATGCTGTTCTTAACAAATCTGGTGAGGCGGTTGGCGCGCTGGACTCTCTGGGATTGTCGGCTAAGAAACTGGCCGGAGAATCTCCCGATAAGCAGCTTCTGGCTATCAGTGACGCACTGGAGAAAGTTAAGTCCAACGCCGAGAAGACCACCATCCTCGAGAGTCTGGGCAATGACCTGTCAAAATTGCTGCCGCTCCTGGATAATGGCAGTGAAAAACTACGTCAGTATATGGATGCTGCGAAAAAGTTTGGTGTCGCGCCCGATGACGCAGATATTGAAAAACTGGTTAAAGTTAACGCTCTGTTTGAGGATATGGAGACGCAGGTCAATGGCGTCAAAATTGAACTTGCTACGGGCCTTGCCAGCGTAGATTTGAGTGGGCTCCAGAAGTCTATTGGAGATATGGGGGATGTATTTAAAGATCCGGCTGTTATTCAGGGACTGACTGATCTGGTTGGTGGGGTAGTTGACCTGGCCACCTGGCTGGTAAGAGTGGGTGCCGAGGCCGGGAAGCTGATAGATCAGTACAAAGGCGGGAGTTCGGTCGGCCTGAACGCCTCCATTCCAGAAATTGAACGGCGCATCAAGAACCTGAATGCCGATCTCGATGATAAAGGTGTGCTGGCGAGTTTCAACAGAATTGGGATGGATGTATCCGGTAAGCAGGCCGAAAGGGCTGAGCTCCAGAAACGTCTGGCCTTTTTGAAAAACTCCCAATCTACTCTACCGGAAATAAAATTACCTGAGCCAGCCAAAACAAACTATAGCCTTGGTGCCGGGGAAACAAACGGTAAGCCGCAAAAAAACACTTCTGGTCAGAAACTGGATTCAGCGTTTAAAAGCGCTGAGCGCAGTTACATGCGCCAGATTGAACTGATTGACACCACTGGTAAAAAAACTGCTGTGGTGACCGAGCAGCAAAAGTTGCAGTTCGATATAGCTGACGGCAAGTTGCAGGGGCTTAACGAAACCCAGAAGAAACGACTTGCGTCTCTGGCTCAGGAAGTGGATCGGCTTAACGCTGTCAAAAAAGCCAATGAAGAAAATGCCAGGGTAGCGGCGTTTGTGGCAAATCTGCAGGCACAAAACGAGAATGCTCGTGCAGATTTGGACGTGGATGTGCAAGGTGCAGGAATCGGCAATAAGCAGCGTGAGCGGCTCAGGGAACGCCTGAGTATTGAGCGCGATTATCTCGATCAGCAGCGTGACCTGCAAAAGCAATATCAGTCAGGAGATATCAGCCAGACAGTTTATGACCGCGAAACCCAGGCATTAAAGGATGCACAGGCTGAGAGGCTGGGCATCCAGGAGGATTATTACAGTCAAATTGATGCTCTGCAGTCTGACTGGGTGACCGGCGCACGAGACGGTCTTGCTGACTGGGTGGATGATTCCACTAACTATGCAACGCTGGCGGCAGACGCTATGAAAAGCGCGCTTTCCGGCATCAGCAGCAACATCGTCGACATGCTTAACGGCAATAAAGCGAGCTGGAAAGACTGGGGCGTCAGTGTTCTGAAAATCATCGAACAGGTGATGGTCAATATGATGATTGCTAATGCCGCCAGCTCGATCGGCTCGTTGTTTGGCGGTGCCGCATCTTCTTCTGCCAGCAGCGGTACTGCACTTCAGTCCTACGGGGCGAGTCTGCAATTCAATGCCAAAGGTGGAGTCTACTCTTCAGCCGATCTCAGCCAGTACAGTAACTCTGTCGTTAGCTCTCCAACACTGTTTGCCTTTGCCAAAGGGGCCGGATTGATGGGCGAGGCAGGGCCTGAGGCTATTATGCCTCTTACCCGCGCCGCCGATGGGTCACTGGGCGTGCGTGCCATGGGAAGCGCAGGTGTCACACCGGGTGGAAGTAGCGCTCCTCAGGTCAGCATTCAGATTGATGGCAATGGTAACACCCAGACTCAGGCTAGCAGTGGATATGAGCAATTCGGGCGAGAGGTCGGTAGTTTTGTTGATCGACGATACCGCGAGTTGATAGCCCGTGACCTGTCACCAGGTGGCGCGGTCTGGAATCTTGCTAAAGGAGGGCGCTGATGGCCATTGAAACATTCAACTGGTGCCCACGTCCTAACGCTGAGCAGGAGGTGACCTTTCGACGCCGCTCTGCTCAGTTTGGTGATGGATACCAGCAGGTTTCCGGAGACGGGATTAATACCCGCTCACAGAAATGGACTCTCCAGTTCACCGGTACCGAATCATACATTGGGGCAATCAAAGACTTTCTCGACCGCCATCAAGGGGTAAAGGTATTTCAATGGAAGCCACCACTTGAGCCACTTGGTCTTTACCGTTGTGACACCTATACGCCAACTCCACTTGGTGCCGGGTTGTTTAATCTTTCCGCAACTTTTGAGCAGGCATTTAAACCATGAGTCTTAACGCAGATTATCAGAAGCTTGAACCCGGCGATGAGGTCAGACTTTTCGAGGTGGATGGCACGGCATTTGGTATAGGTGAGGTGTTACGGTTTCACAACTACAGCCTCGCACATACTGAAGCAGAAATAACAGCGGCAGGCGGTGACGAAAACAAGCTCCCTGCCAAATCAATCTGGTGGCAGGGAGAAGAATATAAAGCGTGGCCATGCCAGATTGAGGGGATCGAGGCTTCTACCTCGGGAAGTAGTGCGCAACCAAAACTTTCGGTTGCTAACCTCGACAGCTCGATCACGGCCCTTTGCCTTGCTTACGACGATATGTTGCAGGCGAAGGTGACGATACATGACACCCTGGGTAAATATCTCGATGCGAAAAACTTCACCGGAGGCAACTCTACTGCAGATCCTACTCAGGAAAAGCTGAAGGCTTTCTACATCGATTCAAAAAGCAGTGAAACGAATGAAGTGGTCCAATTCACCCTCTCTAGCCCGATGGACCTGCAGGGGTTGATGATACCTACTCGCCAACTCCATTCGTTATGCACCTGGTGCATCCGTAACAAGTACCGCACCGGTGATGGTTGCGACTATGCCGGCACGCGCTATTTCGATAAAAACAACAACCCGGTAAGCGATCCATCGCTGGATGAATGCAACGGAACGCTGACGGCCTGCAAACTTCGGTTCGGAGAAAATAACGAACTGTCGTTTGGTGGTTTCCCTGGCACATCTTTGATCAGGAGCTGATATGCGCCAGAAAACCATTGATGCCATCATGGCGCATGCTGCAGCTGAATATCCTCGCGAATGCTGCGGCGTAGTGGTGCAAAAAAGCAGGGTGCAGCGGTACATTCCCTGCCGTAATCTGGCAACCGATCCGACAGAGCATTTCCACCTGTCGCCGGAAGATTACGCCGCTGCCGAAGACTGGGGAACAGTGATTGCCATTGTCCACAGCCACCCGGATGCCACGACGCAGGCGAGCGAACTGGATAAGGCACAGTGTGACGCTACGTTACTTCCGTGGCACATCGTCAGCTGGCCGGAGGGGGATCTGCGTACTATTCAGCCGCGGGGCGAGCTGCCGCTACTGGAGCGCCCATTTGTGCTCGGTCACTTCGATTGCTGGGGGCTGGTGATGAGCTATTTCCGGCAAACGCACGGCATTGAGCTGACGGATTACCGCGTGGATTATCCCTGGTGGGAGGACAGTTACCCCGAAAACTTCTACCACGATTGCTGGTATGAATGCGGATTCCGTGAATTCAGTGGTGCGCCGCAGCCAGGTGACATGGTCATCATGCAGGTCCAGGCTAATAAGTGGAACCATGCCGGGATCTTGCTCGAAGGTAATATGTTACTCCACCATCTTTATGGCCATTTGAGTCAGCGTGTGCCATATGGTGGCTACTGGCAAGAACGGACGATGAAGGTTTTGCGTCACAAATTATTTTGTTAATTCTTCAGTTATAAGTTGTTGATTATCTTCACCGTAACTTCATGTTAAAATTACTTTGAATTTTCAATGATAGGGAAGCTAAATTGTGAAAAAAATCCTGTTCTCTGGACTTGCGGTGTTTGCCCTTGCTGGATGTGCTGATAATAGACCAATGCCGATAGTAGACACTAAGGCTGTTACGTGCGCATCTGAGGCAGAATGTAGTTATCTATGGTCGAAGGTTCCTCAGCATTTGGAATTTGCTACAAAAATGAGAGTAGAGTCCGCTAACGATACATTTATAACTACTTATCCTCCTATCGATACACGGCAACTGGCAGGAAGGGTATCTAAGGTGAAACAATCCAGAGATACGGCAATAAACGCCGAATTCCAATGTCATCGACATTATGGTCTGAAGGATTGTGAAAGAGCAGTAATTAACGCCACAAACTACTTTAATAAAGCAATGAGCATTGAAAAGAAACACTTTAGTAAGTAACCACATCAAAACCGCTTCGGCGGTTTTTTTATAAGGTGATATATGTCGGAAATAATGTCACGTATTGAGTTGGGTGGTGTTCTTGGTAAAACTTATGGAAAGGTTCATCATAGGTCAATTTCTACAACTACTGAAGCTATAAAATCACTCACAAAAACTATAGATGGAATCGAGAAGTTTTTAATTACGAGTAAAATGAGAGGGCTTACCTATGCGGTATTTAAAGGGAAAAAAAATATCAGTGTTGATGACTTAGGATTTCCGGTAACAGGTGAAGTTATTCGAATTGTACCTGTAGTCATAGGCAGTAAAAAAGCTGGTGTGCTGCAAACAATTTTGGGTGCGGTCTTGGTTGCCGTTGGTGTGGTACTAAATTTTACTCCTTGGGCAGCAGCTTCTCCCTTTTTCTATAAATTCGGTGCAGCAATGATGATTGGTGGTGTAGTTCAAATGCTATCGCCACAGCCAGCAGGACTTGCCAGCAAACAGGATGCCGAAAATCGGGCATCGTATGCGTTCGGTGGTGTCACAAACACTGCAGCGCAAGGGTACCCGGTACCGCTCCTTTATGGCCGCCGGCGAATCGGCGGGGCGATTATTTCTGCCGGAATTTATGTCGAAGATCAACAGTAAATTAATTAACTTATTAGCTGAGAGGCAGGAGAAAACTATGACTTTAGAAGAGCGCATGAGCATGCTTGAGGCAACCATCGCGAGCCTGCAGGTGGAGATAGCAGAGCTGCATAACCCGGCAATCGTCAATTCCGCCATTCAGAACGCACTACGGCCAGGTGGCGCTATTCATTCGACCATCACCGGTAATGGCTGGAGTTTGCGAGTAAAGGAGGGAAAGATTTCGCAGGGTGATGCAGGGGTTTTCGGTGGAACGGTAACAGCGGCCCCGAATGAGGCCGCTAAAACTCATGAAGAAATATTCAATGAAAAGCTCGATTTAATTATTTCTTTGATGCCACCTCTAAAACTTTAAGGATGCGCGTGAACGCATCAATTGTGTGCGGATCATTACGTGCAGCTGATTCTGGGATTTTTGCTTGCCCTGCCTGATAGTTTTTAGTCAGAGCATCGAGTGCGCCTGGCCGGGCAATGTCCAGTAATTTCACAATGTCCGATAGAATCAGGCCAGTTGCAATTTCATGCGTAAGCAGCTTTTGTTTAAGCTCTGCCACTTCTTTTTCCAGTTCTAACATCGAACCCATTTACTTCTCCTTTTTCCAGAGGTAATCAGCCATTCCACCTGTTATGAGTTCACCAGCGTCCCACCGCTGGCGGGCTGAATCCACAACATAACCAGGTATTTAGATTTGTAACATCCTGATATTCAGACAGTAGCCACCTTTGGGTGGCTTTTTTTATGGGCGCAATATGGCAACAGCAACCGCAATAAAAGGCCGCAAAGGTGGTGGCTCTAAATCCCGCACGCCTACTGAACAGCCTGATGACCTTCAGTCTGTCGCTAAGGCAAAATTATTAATCGCGCTGGGTGAGGGTGAGTTCTCAGGGCAACTGACCGGCAAGGATATTTACCTGGACGGAACGGCCCTGGAGAATGCTGACGGCTCCCAAAACTTTAGCGGCGTGACGTGGGAGTTTCGCGCAGGAACGCAGGCGCAAAAATATATTCAGGGTATCCCCGGTACCGAAAACGAAATCAGCATAGGAACTGAGGTATCAAGTGCCACAGCCTGGACGCGCACGTTTACCAATACGCAGCTTTCAGCAGTTCGTCTGCGTCTGAAATGGCCATCACTGTTTAAGCAGGAGGACAACAGCGATCTGGTAGGGTATTCCATCAATTATGCGATAGACCTGCAGACTGATGGTGGGACCTGGCAAACCGTTCTTAATACCAGCGTAACCGGCAAAACGACGTCTGGTTATGAGCGCAGCCACCGTATTGATTTACCGCAGGCTGGCAGCACCTGGACAATCCGACTACGTAAGATTACCGCTGATGCAAACAGCGCCAAGATCGGCGACACGATGACGCTGCAAAGCTTCACGGAGGTGATTGATGCCAAGCTGCGCTATCCGAACACCGCGCTGCTGTACATCGAATTCGACTCAAGTCAGTTCAATGGTTCGATACCACAGATATCCTGTGAACCACGTGGCCGGGTGATCCGCGTGCCTGATAACTATGACCCCGATACGCGGACTTATAGTGGTACATGGCAGGGCGCGTTTAAGTGGGCCTGGACCGATAACCCGGCGTGGATATTTTACGATCTGGTGATTACCGATCGCTTTGGTCTGGGTAATCGCCTGAGTGCAGCCAACATCGATAAATGGACGTTGTACCAGGTATCGCAGTATTGCGATCAGCCGGTACCGGACGGAAAGGGTGGAGACGGGACCGAACCACGCTATACCTGTAACGTCTATGTTCAGGACAGGAATGACGCTTACACTGTGCTGCGTGACTTTGCGGCTATATTCCGGGGTATGACGTACTGGGGCGGTGATCAGATTGTTGCGCTTGCCGATATGCCAAGAGACGTGGATTACGCTTACACCCGCGCTAACGTTATCGACGGACGCTTTACCTATTCCAGCAGCACAACAAAAACGCGGTATACCACGGCGCTGGTTTCCTGGTCTGATCCGGGTAACGCCTATGCGGATGCGATGGAGCCGGTGTTTGAGCAGCCTCTGGTGGCACGGTACGGATTTAATCAGCTGGAAATGACCGCCATCGGCTGCACCAGGCAATCAGAAGCGAACCGAAAGGGACGCTGGGGTATTATCACCAACAACAAGGATCGCGTTGTTTCGTTTGATGTCGGACTGGACGGAAACATTCCGCAGCCGGGTTACATCATCGCCGTGGCAGACGATTTGCTGTCCGGCAAAGTTATGGGCGGGCGTATCAGTGCCGTTAATGGTCGCGTTATCAAACTTGACCGTGTTGCGGATGCAGCAGCAGGTGATCGCCTTATTCTCAACCTTCCCTCCGGAGCGTCACAGAGCAGGACCATTCAGGCTGTGAACGGAGAATCAGTCACAGTCACCACGGCATACAGCGAGACGCCACAGGCCGAAGCTGTCTGGGTAGTGGAATCTGACGAGCTCTACGCGCAGCAGTATCGTGTTGTCAGCGTCTCCGATAATGGCGATGGCACTTTTTCGATTACCGGGGCATGGCACGATCCAGATAAATATGCCCGTATCGATACCGGAGCCATCATTGACCAGCGGCCGGTGAGTGTGATCCCGCCGGGTAACCAGTCGCCGCCTGCGAACATCGTAATCAGCTCCTTTTCAGTGGTGCAGCAGAATATCAGCGTCGAAACTATGCGCGTGAGCTGGGACCAGGCGCAGAACGCTATCGCCTATGAAGCGCAATGGCGCCGCAACGACGGGAACTGGGTTAACGTGCCGCGCAGCTCCACCACCTCATTTGATGTATCGGGTATTTATGCAGGGCGCTACCTCGTGCGTGTGCGTGCCATTAATGCCGCTGAAATTTCCTCTGGCTGGGGCTACTCCGAAGAGAAAACGCTGACGGGCAAGGTAGGAAATCCACCGAAACCTGTCGGCTTTGCGACAACGCCGATCAACTGGGGGATTCGTCTGAACTGGGGATTCCCGGCTAATACCGGGGACACGCTGAAAACGGAAATTCAGTACACCGCGAACAGTGATTTCTCAAATCCACTATTGTTGTCGGATGTGCCTTATCCGTCTGCCGAATACACCCAACTGGGGCTGAAGGCGGGGCAGGAATTCTGGTACCGCGCGCAGCTGGTAGACAGAACGGGTAATGAATCAGGCTGGACCGACTGGGTTCGTGGCCAATCCAACGCGAATGCTGACGACTACCTGGGTGATATTGCTGATGACTTCCTGACGTCTGCAGACGGTGACCGCCTGACAAGCGACATTGATACCAACCTCGAAGCCGCATTGCAGAACGCGCTGGCCAACCATGGAACGGTGGAACACCAGTGGGCGCAGTACGGCGAAGTACGTGCGGATATTCTGGTGGTTAAAACGACCATTGCAGATGTTGATAAAGCGATGGCTGAAATGTCCACGCAGGTGCAGGCGCAGGGCACGATGCTCACTTCAGTTGATGGGAAAGTGTCAACAGTGGATGGCAGAGTCTCTGCGGTTGACGGAAAAGTGGATATACTCGGGCAGACTACCAGCCAGCAATATTCCCAGGTAACAGCTGTGCTACAGGACAAATTGACTGCCATGGTAGACAGCACTGGCGCATCGGCGATTCATACGCTGAAGGTTGGTTTGCGTATTAACGGGCAGGAATATAACGCCGGAATGAGCATCGCAGCGCTGGCTCAGCCAGGCCAGCCGGTGGTAACTCGTATCGGATTTAACGCCAATCAGTTCGTCCTGATGAGTGGTAGCGGTGATACGCAATATTCACCCTTTGCTGTTGTTAATGGTCAGGTGATTATCAGGGATACGGTGATAGGCGATGGCACCATCAGTAACGCCAAAATCGGCAACTACATCCAGTCCAACAACTATGTTACAGGTTCGGTAGGCTGGCATATCAATAAAAATGGAAATAGTGAATTCAATAACGTAACAGTCCGCGGTACAATTTACGGCAATGACGGATATTTTAATGGGACGGTCCGAGCTAATAAAATAGAGGGTGACGTTTGCGCAATTTGGACTTTCCCGCAAATGTCTATAGTAAGAGGGGACGGAAGGAGCCAGACATTATACTGGAGAGGTGGCCTGAATTATCCTGCTCGTATTTGCATACCATATTCAGCCATTTCAATGGGCGTTTCTAGACCAGATAACCAATTTAGGGTCCAGCTAACGATAAACGGAGTAGTTATGTTTGATGAAACGTTCAACAATACCACCTCAATCCTCCGAAACGTTGTAGGTTATGTGGATGTACCTGCAGGCGCGGTCAACGTACCAATCACAGTCAACGTCTGGAAGGTGCAAGGGGGACAACCAAATACGCTTTACTTTACTGTAAACCGATTTACAGTAATCGTCTCCCCTGCAACAGATAGATTCTTTAGTTAATAAGGAGCGACACAGTTAGATGGAGAGCCGATGCGATGGAGCCGGTATTTGAGCAGGCGCTGAACTTCACGGTTTCATCCAGGGGGTATGGCGGCGGGGCCTGGGCTGATATCAGCTTCAAAAAGTGGCAATACGTTCAGTGTTGATGCGTCTAATTACAGGGGATCGGCTTTTGTCCTTGAGGCCTATTTTTTTGCCATATATCCGCTTACGCTTCCGGCCTGGGGGGTGGCTATATGGGATGCCGAAGGGACACTGGTACTTACGAATGAGTCCCGGGTATTAAGCGACCTTACAACTATTGGTTCACCAGGTGCTGTAAGTGGTGGGCTTAACATTGATACATACATGGCAGGCAAATGGGCCATAAATCCGATGGGGCTGGGATCTGTTCTCCTTCATGCTGGTTCGGCACCCGGTGGACAGCCAATCATTCAGTCTGTGGATGTGGGTACAGGTTGCTTCAATGAAGGTGCGGGAACGAGAATAAAAGGACTTACATCAACAACAGCAAGCGGCTCTTCAATCGGTACGACAAATAGTGGAATTGTGATAACGGCGATAAACACAGCTGCATATGATTAAACCGATCGATTTAAACGATCAATTTTAGAATATTGATCTATTAAAACTATTTTTATTATTCAATGCCATTGGTTATTTTTTGTTTAAATAATTAACTCTGGTATCGAAATGAAAAATATAATTATTCCAGTTATTGTCTGTCTGGTGCTTTCAGCGTGTTCAGGTCCTGCTCTGGAGAAACAGAAACCGGTTTGTCAGGCTGAGTTTGTGTCTGGCGGTCTGCCCCAGTCGGTGCACATTTACGGTGTGCGAAAAGTTGCTAATCAGACTGAGTATAGGGCCGGTTATCCATTTAACTGGCGATGGGTGAATAAAAATAATTTCACCAGTTCGAATTGCCCTCAATGAAATACCAAAAATAACCCGCTCCGGCGGGTTTTTTATTATCTGAATTCAGGAGATATCCATGTCAGCAGGAACATTAACCCTGACGAATAACTCTGCTGCGGTTGCTGGCAGCGGAACCGCGTTTACCACCGAGGTAGCGGCCGGAGATTTTATTGTTGTCACTGTCGGCGGCGTTCCCTATACGCTCCCGATTAAATCAGTGGAAAGCGGTACAGCGTTGACGCTGGTCAGCAATTTTACCGGGCCAACACAATCTGGCGCGGCCTGGTCAGCTGTTCCCCGTGTGGCGCTGAATATGGTTACCGCGGCGCTGGTGGCACAAAGTGCAGTAGCCCTGCGAGGCCTGAACTACGACAAACAGAACTGGCAGCAGGTATTCAGCGGAACGGGAACAGTGACCGTCAAACTACCTGACGGCAGCACGTATACCGGACCAGCATGGGGAGGTATAGCTACAACTCTTGATGGTAAGGCAGGGAAAGGTGCTAACAGCGATATCACAAGCCTTTCTGGGTTGACAACACCGCTAAGTATAGGGCAGGGCGGGCTCGGAGCAACGGATGCTACAGGAGGCCGTAGTGCTCTTGGTTTAAAAAGTGCAGCCACGGCAGAAATTACCACATCTGATACAGATACCACTGCGGGGAGAGTATTAAAGGTCGGGGATTTCGGTCTGGGTAAAAGAATTAATCCAAAAATTGATGATGTTTATAATAAAAAATATTCCACCGGAGTTTATAAGTTAGATACAGGAACGGGAGGCTGGCCTTACCCTTATGCAATGATGATTCGTATGTCTGACAGGGATTATGGTGCTGGCGGAGATGCCTACAGGCAACAGTCATTTGCTGCTATTGCGGTTGGTGCTGGAAACCATGGTATTCGATTCATCTCTTATGCCGATGGTGGTTCTGAGGCCTGGCAGACAGTTTACGGTACGAATAATACGACAGTGGATGGAAATGGATTTATTAAGACAGCCTCGCCAGTGATTAAAATATTCGCCAACGGAACATTCGAGTATATGCCGGAGGCTGAAGGATGCTGTGTAAAACGTGTTACCACTGGTGAATATTTGATTACAGGCTGTGTTGGCCTGAACTCCGATGCAGCATGGGGTGGTATTGATGGCGGTTTCGAAATCCCCGTAGACAGAAACAAGCAACCCCGTATCTGGCTGGATTACAAAGTCAATGCTGATGGTTCGGTGCTTATCAGGACGTATCACCGGGTACATAGTTCAGCACCGGAGTTTGCCCGAAACAGAATAGGAAACACTGATATTAACGGTGTGTTTACTGAAGCCGTGGCAGACGGAGAACCTGTAGATATTCCGGCAGATTCGTTTGTATCCGTCCGTGTGGAGATGCCGGAAGACAGTATCTGGAACGAGGCTCAGAAAGAGACGCTGGAGGCGATGGAAAACGCTGAACGTGAGCGCCAGCAAAATCAGCAGGATGCCCAGTTGTAAAAATGGATAGTTGCCGCAACCACGCCGTATGCAAGAGCATGATTGCGGCCGACTGGCGAGCGTTCGATAGTGCGAGTATTGAATGATTGCCAGTCACGGCGGATTGTACTTAAGCAATATGACGGTTCAAGGCGTTTAATCTGAAACCAGCCACATATCAGCCTCTTCAAACATTTCCTGAACAGTACGGCTTATCTGTTCCTTCTCATGCTTGCTGGCGTCAGTATTGATCGCCGGCAGTGTCATCATCGGTTTAACCCGAACATCAGCATCAGGGAAAATCCGGTGAACCCTCCTGGTCAATTCGCCCAGAATGATATCTTTTGCACCGGGCAGACCATCAAAATTCCTTTTGTCATAAACGAGTTCCACGAACATTGCTCATTGCTCCTTTACTGGATGTATATACAGTATTTATACTGTGTTTTTATCCGGTATTCAAGAGAGGGCGTAAACATGGGCTTTCCTTCACCTGCGGCAGATTATGTTGAAACACGAATCTCCCTCGATCAGCAGCTAATCAGCCAGCCAGCAGCGACTTATTTTATGCGTGCATCGCGTTCACATTTCAGGGAAGGGATAATCCAGGGGGCGCTACTGGTTGTTGATGCGTCACTTTCTCCCTGTGATGGCTCGCTGCTGATCTGCGCGATAGACGGAGAATTTAGGATCAAGCGATATCGGACACATCCTCAACCCCACCTCGTTAATCTGGAGAACGGGAGAAAGGAGGCGCTGCCAGTAGATGATGGTGGTTACAGTTCTGCACCCGCTATATTCGGGGTGATCACGTACATCATTAATGATGCCAGGAATGGAGAGTTCGACGATTGCCCAGTTATGTAATGAAAAAAAGCCCGTTTATACGGGCTTTCGTTTAGTCATTTTTTCTGGACTTTTGCAATTGTTCAAGCCTTACATGAAGTGATTTAGGGAATAGCTCTGTGTAAACTTGCCACAGTACATTCAGCGACCTGTGGCCAGTAACTTGGGCCACTTCCTCTATACTGAATCCAGCTTCAAAAAGTCTGCTTGCGCCTTCCCTTCTAAGGTCATGATATCTTAGATCCTCAATTCCAAGAGCACTTCTTACCCTTTGGAATCCTGCCGTTACGGAACTGCTTATATAAGGGAATATTAGCTCTGACTTACGCGGCTGGCGCTGGACAATATCCCAGGCTTCTCCGAGTAAAGCGACATTCATGTGGTTCCCTTCTTTTTTACGTGGATCCTTCCTGTCTCTCACCAGCACTGATTTTTGTTTTTCATCGATATCATCCCATCGCAAACGGCAAACCTCGCCAATGCGCATGCACGATAAAACAGAAAACATCAGAATATCGACGAATGGGATTTTTGATCCCCGCCTTTGAGAACGTTGTTTCAGGCCTTCGATCAGCATGTTTAGTTCTTCAGATGCTGGTCGACGACTGCGTCGATTTGATTTTCCAATTAACCCCAATTTGAGGAGGTGAGGGCGCGCCTCTTTTGCCGGATTGCTAGTATAGTTAATGCCATACACTGGCTTTGCACAATCAAGCACGCTCCCAAGATAGCTGACGTCATGGCTTACGGTCGCTGGCCCGGCTCCTGCATTATTTCGCAATCGACAGTGCTCTATTACGTCATTTGCGGTTAATGACAGCAGGGGGATAGCTGCAATGTCGCAGTCAACGAGCATATTAAGAACATAGCTTTTTGTTCGTCCTGCTTTGCCACCAGCGTTTGGATCATTGATGTATTTTTGCAACAAATCACGGACTGTTATTCCGGTTGCATCATCAGATGATGGGAGACCATAAAGATCCAGTTCCATAACCCTCTGGGATCCCCATGTTTTAGCATGCGCCTGTTTTGGGAAGGTTTTACTTTCTCTGAATGTGATAACGCCTTTTTCCTTAATAAGCACGGTACAGCGGTAGCGTGGAGTGCCATCAGATTTTAGTCGTTTCTCTATGTTATAGTATGCCATTACTCTGTCTCGTCATTTCAGGTTCCCATACGTATGGGGGCCTGAGTGGGAACCTGATAAGAGAAAAATATACTTAAATGTCAAAAAATGCACGGTAATCTTAAGATGATAAAAACCAGCCAAACCAGCGCAATGCCTGAAAATACTGACAATCACTGGAATGGTCGGTTTAGTGTTGCTCCTATGCTCGACTGGACGGACAGACACTGCCGCTACTTTTTGCGCTTACTGTCCAGCCAGACATTGCTCTATACGGAGATGGTAACCACCGGCGCGATCATTCATGGTAAAGGCGATTATCTGGCGTATAGCGAAGAAGAGCATCCGGTCGCATTGCAACTGGGCGGGAGCGATCCTGCGGCGCTGGCGCAGTGCGCGAAGCTCGCTGAACAGCGGGGTTATGACGAAATCAATCTCAACGTGGGTTGTCCTTCCGACCGCGTGCAGAATGGCATGTTTGGCGCTTGCCTGATGGGGAATGCGCAACTGGTCGCCGATTGCGTCAAAGCAATGCGCGACGTGGTGTCGATTCCGGTAACGGTGAAAACGCGTATCGGCATTGATGACCAGGACAGTTACGAATTCCTGTGCGATTTCATCAACACGGTATCTGGCAACGGCGAATGTGAGATGTTTATCATTCACGCCCGCAAGGCCTGGCTGTCCGGGTTAAGCCCGAAAGAAAACCGCGAAATTCCACCGCTGGATTATGACCGTGTTTATCAGCTAAAGCGTGATTTCCCGCATCTGACGATGTCGATCAACGGCGGCATTAAATCGCTGGAAGAAGCAAAAATTCATCTGCAACATATGGATGGCGTGATGGTGGGGCGTGAAGCTTACCAAAACCCAGGTATTCTGGCGTCCGTTGACCGTGAGATTTTTGCTGCTGCCACCGAAGATGCCGATCCAGTTGCCGTGGTGCGCGCCATGTACCCGTACATTGAGCGTGAACTGAGTAAGGGGACCTATTTGGGACATGTGACGCGCCATATGTTGGGGCTGTTTCAGGGGATCCCTGGGGCTCGTCAGTGGCGTCGCTATCTGAGCGAAAATGCGCATAAAGCCGGGGCAGATATTAACGTACTGGAGCATGCGCTGAAGCTGGTCGCTGACAAGCGTTAAGTTTTCGCCAAAAGTTAGTTAATTTCACCACGCCCTGCGCTTTGTCGCGGGGCGTTTTCTTTATAAATCAATACATTATTTTTGGCATGTTTCTTGTAAAGCAATGGAGAGAATTTCATTTCGGGAGAGAGCCATGCTGGAACTACTTTTTGTGATTGGATTTTTTATCATGCTGATGGTCACCGGCGTATCTTTGCTGGGCGTTCTGGCTGCATTGGTCGTAGCCACCGCAGTGATGTTTCTGGGCGGACTATTTGCCTTGATGATTAAACTGTTGCCCTGGCTGCTACTGGCTGTTGCCGTGGTGTGGGTTATCAAGGCGATAAAAGCGCCAAAAGTCCCACAGTATCAGCGCAATAACCGTCGATTTTACTAA